CCAAGACATTTGGTATACCATATAGATCATGATTTACCGAGATTTCGGGATATAATATGGAACTATTACTATCATCAAAGGTCCATACTGGTTGTAGAGCTTCGATATTTTGTTTGGGTAAAAATAAAATATTACCTTTCGCATCCAAACCGAGCTCGTAATTAGCGTTTGAGATAAGATATATAACAAACGATAACCATGTATCATCGGTATTAGCTACGATATCGAACTGTAACATCATAGTTGATTCGGTTTTATTAACCGGTACTCGACAATTATCCCTAATGATAGTATATGCAGCCTCCATAATATTAGCGCCTTTAGGAACGGTATAACCCAATGGGGGATACTTCTCTTTCAGCTCAATTAACGGAGTGTAACAATCCATTGATACATCTAAAACCTTACCGTTAAAAGAGGAAGAGGGCGTCTGAGATAACACCGTTCCTAATGCGAATTTTTCAGTAATTCCATTTTGAACTGTTTTCAGATACCCTCTTATATATTGTTCGCCGGTTGAGTTAGTAACGTCGATAGTAGCCGAACCAAGCGTTTCGGTTTCTGAATCTCTACTAAACGTTGCTTTTTTAACATTATCAAGGCGTTTTACATCAGCTAAAGTTTCAGGATCTACGGTATAATATTCGAATGATTGTTGCATTGATTTGGTCCAATCAGGCATATTATACTCCTCCTTCTACACGAGTGATATTAAGTGATACCGGTATCGTTACTTCGTTATAGGATTGGTTAAACGATACCTCAACATTAGCCCAATATCCCATGCCCGACGGTTCTCTGACATATACGTCACCAGTCCATAAAGAAAGTCTACGTAATGCATAAACGGTTTCTTTGTCATCTTTTGGTATATCGGTATTCCAGGTTGAAGTTTCACCAACTTGTGTTCCGTAGTAACTAACGGGATGTCTACGTCCAGCGTATTCCACCATTGCTACTTCGGGCTTACGATTATCCGTAACTTTGATGTTATACGGTAATTTTAACAGTGATCCGGACCACGGTAGCCCTTCTATCGTCTGTTCTTCGCCAGAGTCAAATGTAGACCATTCTTCATCCCACTGTAATATAATAGATGAACAATTAACCGGATAACCATCCATGTCGTAAAAGCTGATAGCACCCGTTAAAATATCTTTAGCGACAAATCTGTATCGAGCATAGTCTAATGCAGGGTGCGGGTCTGTTACTGCGGTGTAATTATTAGGAACACCGCTAGCAACCTCGGTAAATGTACCGTCATACTCACGTCTATATACGGATAATGTTAAATCGTTGATTAAATCACCATCTTCGTATATAGCATAATACTGTTCGTACGCGGTGGCTTTGTATCCGAGTTCAAGTTGTGGATAAATAGTAACATTATTCACAGTAGTCCCACTAGAAATGTCAATAAACACTTTTAATTTATTATTATCTGTAACTATAGTACAGCTATAATCTTTGTTGACAGTGGCATTCTTTAACCATTTGTTTTCCTGTGAATATGCTTCACATGTAGCCTTAATGTTATTACTAACACCACCCGAAACGGTATATATCCCAGTGTAATTACCGCCAAGCTCGTGCAACATATATATGGATCTATCTGTTGCGGTACCGTTAATCACAATGCCGCCGTCCCCTATATCAGTAAACGTTATACCATTCACTGTGGCGGTCGAGTTAATATATGGATATTTAAGCAGATTCTTACCGCCAGGACCGACTGGGATTTTCTCAGCACAGTATGGCGTTATTAACGCGGAATACGAATCCGGATCAACGATAATATTAGCGCTAATAGGATATTCGGCATCCATCCAATTTACTGTAAAATCGTGCTGGTTTGTTATTGTTAATCCAGTACTCATGTCTTCCATACAATATAATGTATAGTTTATGCCGGATTCCAAATCAACGTTGTTAGCTGACATCTCAACGATCAGTTCTTCTGATGTGGAGAAATACTTGGAATATACAACGTCTCCCGCACTAACAGTCTTCATACGACCGACATCATCAACGGTGTTGTAATACTCGTTAGAGGTTATCTGTAAATGATAACCAACCGGTTTTTGTACCTTAGATCCAACCAGAGAGTCTTTGGCTCTCACGTAGAACGGGAATGATGTCAATGTGGTAATTAACGGACCGGTTCCGGCTATATCACTAGTCATGGATAACGCGAGTGTTGGTTTTTCATAAATATGAATCGTACTCTCAACCGACCAATCACCAAAACCATTATTCGGTTCGTCGATTATACCTTTGGTTCGAACTCGCCATAAGATAGTGGTGTCTCGTAAAGCATCAGCGTTAGTATCCATTTTGAAGTAAAGTGTGCCTTTGTAGGATACAGATTTACCATACGCGTACGAAACCTCATCAATCTTCTCATCATCCGCATCGGTAGTATTCTCGAAAGTCCCAACGGTAACCCATCCGCCACTGTTAATATTCAAATCTAACGTGGCAAATGTCTGTTTGGATCTATCTTCTGAATTATGTGTCCAATGTAACTCCATATTATCGCCAACAAACGCTGAGTCCGAAGTAGACCACGTTGCTGGTGCTGTTGGTATTGTACCGATGGGAACATGCGCTATAGCACTCGGATCAGACGCCATGTTGTCTTTATTTATCGCTTTAACGCGAAAATAATAATCGAGGCCGATTTTGTCTATAATTATTTCTATTGATGTACGAGCCGTGTCTGTCGTTACCGATTGGATATTATCAGGCGTCGTTTCGAAATCAGTTTTAGTTGTTACATATTCGATTTTATACGACGTAGCCGTAGACGCTGCTTCCCATTCGATATGAGCAGCTATAGATCCGTCATCTCGTTTAACCAGTCGACACTTATCCTCTAAAATAATCGGAGCAGACGGTTTAGTGGCTGATGCGTCAGAGAAGTCGGACCAGCCACTTTCTTTTCCTTTAGCACTAACGGTCCTTGCTCGCACCATATAAGTGTGACCTGTTTCAACATCATATTGATGCGCAACATAATGCGAGTCTTTTATAATCGGTACGGGATTAGTTATACCAAGACTAACCGAATTATCTCGGACCAGATTGAACTGTACACTAACGGCATCCAGTTCAGTTGGGTCTATATTAGATATACTGGCGGTTATTTTAAGACCATTATTGGGGTCCGGTTCTAAATTTGGCCTCTCCGGTGGCAAAGGAGGGTTTTCGCTAAACTGATATTGTTTACCGGTCTCAACTGCATCCGACCAATATGGAACACCGGTGTCTTCGCCCTTGGAGTTTAGTTTGTTTTTAGCAACCGGTAATATAAATACTTGAGCATACGATGCTTCTTGTGGTATACCTGATTTATTGTGGTATGGTTCTTCGATTTCGAATGTTTCCCATTCTTTATGACCATTAACATACCATTCCCATCGTACTCGGTAATGTTTGGTATTTTCTCTTGTCCACGTCCAATGAGCGAACATATCTCGACCGGTCGTACTTCCGGCCTGTAAACCAAAACCGTCGATTTTAACCGCGTTGGAGTTTTGTGTCGCAGAGGAGGACGTCGTATTACCCGCAGCAGAACCAGAAAAATATATATTCTGGCCAACATATATTAAATTTGGATTCTTAATACCGTTTACTGAAACCAGAGTATTTATTTTTGCTTGAGTAGTACTACCAGCTATTTTTGACGCATGATCAGTCGCTATTTTCCATAGGCTATCGCCTCTTTTTACGATATAATCAGGTGTCCTAGCCATACTTACGTCCTCCCTTCAATTTTAGCTGCTCTAACGAGTGTTTGAATTGCATTAGCGACATCGCTGCCTTCGCTATAACTAAATCCGTTGAAGTTATATGTGTCGCCGGATTTACCATTAGTTTTAGCAAGCTTATTAATTGCGGAAGCAAGATCACTTCCATTTTGACGATTTGCCATATTAGCTGAGATAGCGCCTATGCCAGCTGCATTCACGGATACAGTTCTAGCACCAGATAGCATAGCGCCTATGCTACTTACGCCCGAATTAACATCCGTTAAGTCGAGAACCGGTCTGATAGTCGGCTGCATATCCATGTCTGAGTTAATAACCTCATATACCTTAGCCATTATATTACCGAATCCGCTAGACGCTGTGTCAGCAAGATCGCCTGCTGAATTTTTAACTCCTAATGCACTATCTCCAAGTGCGTATTCAATTCCTTCACCTATACCTAAAGCTATTCTGTAGAATAACTTCGATGGCGAGTTAACTTCCCACGCTGAACGAATTATTTCCTCAACTGCGTCGGCTACGTTTTGAGCCGCTTTAGTTGCAGCTGGTTTATTAGCCAGAATTCCTTCAGCAAGACCTGATATAAGATATTTACCAGCAGATTTAAATTTCCTCTTATTTGAGTCGGTTTCTATTTTATCTGCGGTATCGGATACTAAATCTGAAATGGCTTCGTTAGCGTCAGATTTCACCGTCTTGCTATTGAGCGTAGATACGAATTCTTTAACGCCAGTCTCGGCAACTTTTATCAATGTTTCGCTAAATTTGCTTAACGAACTAATGTTGTCTACGCTTAATGTACTACCCATATTAACTATGGATTTGAATTTATCTATAGCAGAAGAAATCGATTCGTCTTTTATTTTGCTCATTTTCTTACAAAAATCAGACAATTTATTTCCATAGCTAATAAGTTCTTTGCCGAAATCTTTCATCACGGATATGCTACCGGAGATATCGGTTTTCAACATCGCAGAGAGCGCTTTCGTCGCTTTAACTGCTTTATTTATATTTTCAACATTTGTACTACCGACATTCGTAGCAAATGTACTAATAGCAGTTCCCAAGTTTCCTAATTGTGAACTAAAGGACGCTATGCTATTGTCACCAGCAAACCACGCGGCTACACCGCCTTCGTTAGGTATCTCAGACGACATTTCAACTATCGCCTTGGCCGCGGAAACCGCAGCATTTACGCTTTCGGCGTTTATTCCGGCGACATTATCAGAGAATCCCTTAAGACCCGAACCAAGACCGGGTAATTCTGATGCAAACTTGGTAATACTATTTTCACCTGCAAACCAAGCAGCTACACCGCCTTCGTTAGGTATTGTAGCAGTCATTTCAGCTAGAGCTTTTGCTGCTTCGGCGGCAGAAGTAATGCTTTCTGCGTTAACACCGGTGACATTATCCGAGAACATCTTAAGATGTGTTCCGAGTCCAGGTAATTCTGACGCGAACTTGGTAATACTATTTTCACCTGCAAACCACGCGGCTACACCGCCTTCGTTAGGTATTGTAGCAGTCATTTCAGCTAGAGCTTTTGCTGCGTTAGCGGCCGCCTGTATAGATGCACCATCGATTCCAACAACAGAATCAGCAAATGCTTTCAAATAGGGGCCCAACGCGGCTATCTCTTTACCAAAGCTAACTATAGAAGATCCGCCGGTCAACCAAGAAGTTAATCCTTGAATAACATCGGCAGCTGTAAGTATAAGTATTACTTCAGCTAACGTCTTAACTCCGTCCATTGTAGTAGCGTCAATCATCCTAGCGCCGGCTATGAATGGCATAGCGTTTACCATAAACTGAGATAACATGAGTCCCATTTCTGGTAAACCAGAAGTGATTCCGGCCATAAATCCGCCAATAATATTTCCGAAGAACGATCCTAAAGCGTATCCTATTTTTTCTAATACCGGAATACCCTTATTGAGAAACTCTTCTAGTTGCGGAAACTTATCCATTAAAGCGCCTATTCCGATTATCAACGCACCGAGACCTACTATAAGTGTGGCCAATGCGCCGAGACCGATAAATGCTGCTGGACCAAGTGTACCAACAATGCCTAACATTACTAACGACGCGGACATTGATACGAGCAAAACAGATAGTGACGCGGCTACACCTAGAGTTGATTCTACCGGTAATTTGGCCAATATATATATCATGGCTCCGAGTAGACCAACCACTATGGTCATAGTAATGATCGGACCTAGCGCCATTTTCGCAGTACCAGCAACTTTTATAAGTAGAGCGAACAGCCCCATTAATATGCCAATTGCAGCAGTTGCTGCGGCTAATCTTCCAGGGTCGATAAACGAAAGGGCTGCTACTGCCAGTGCCATAACACCTATAGCTACTGTTACAGCTATAAGGTTACCTTTGCAATCTTTTGCGCTTTTCGTCGCTAGTATTAATCCTGCGATCATCGCAGAAAATAGGCCAACTGCTATTACGCCTTTTGCTAGTGTTTCTAGTTTAAGCATGCCGAGTAAAGCGCATGTAGCGGCCATTATTCCTATTGCGATAGCCATCTGTAAAATGGCTCCACCTATTTTACCAATATTTTTACTGCCGGTTAATAGTTTCGTAGCGGCCATAAGACCAATTATGATACCGCCAAATGCAGCAATAGCCAAACCACCCTTAACCATGTCTTCAATCGACATGTTGGCTGCTAATTTGGCAGTTACTAACATCAACAATAAAGCGGCCGATATTTTAAATATTGCACCGCCTATTTTATCAATGTTCTTACTACCACTAATCAATCTGGTAGCCGCCATAAGACCAACTACAATACCACCGAAAGCGGCGACGGCAAGCGTGCCTTTTATTAAATCTTCAACAGACATATTCGCTGCGATTTTAGCAGTAACAACCATTAATAGAAGTGCGGCGGATATTTTAAGTATAGCGCCACCGATCTTATCGACGTTCTTACTACCAGAAATTAATTTTGTAGCTGCCATAAGACCAACTATGATACTACCAAAGGCTATAATAGCTACGCCACCGCGAATCATATCTTCGGTCGACATTCCGGCTGCTAATTTAGCGGTAAATATCATTAATAGTAGTGCGGCGGACATCTTAACCAATGTCGCACCAAGACCGTCAACGTTACCATCAAGTAATTTTGAAGCGGCCATTATACCTACTAATACTCCACCGAGAGCTACAATTGCTAAGCCACCTTTAACTAAATCGTTAACGTTTAACTTAGCTAGCTGTTTTACTGCTATTGCGACAAGTAATAACGAAAAAGCAATCGGTATTATTTGACTTGTCATCTTATTAACTTTGAGTCCTGTTTTATCAAGACTCATATCACCCATGCTATTTAATTTAGAAATAGCAAAGGATAAGACTACTAATATAGCAGATAAAGCAGCTATTGCGCCTATAGCACCCCATAGATCACCGGGTTTGATTTTAGTTAGTACATACACAGAAGCCACTAATATAGCGATTGAAATCGCAAAGTTCTTTACTGCCTCTGATGTTTGTTTTAACGCAGATGCTTTAAACCATTTTTTAAGACCTTTACCGATATCCGCAATAAGGTCACCAATACCCTCTAATGGCGAGGTAAGTTGTTCTAATGCATTAGCTAATTTAAAACTTACTACTAACATTCCTGATGCCAGCAAACCAGCAAATATAGCACCGAAGTCGATTTCCTTAAGAAAATTTATAACTCCGTTAATAAGGTTTTGTAACTTGGTTCCAACTTCTGGGAACCCTTGAGTTAGTCCTAAAACTAAACCCGCTACAATAAATCCGCCTATAGCAGCGAACACGGTTGATGGCGAATGTATGCCAAGAACTTCTTTAGCTTTATCAATTAGTTTGGTAGCCAAATTTGTAATAGCATCCCATACATCGCCGACTCCGTTCTTCAAACCCTTGATCAAACCTTGGATAATGTTTTTGCCCATTTTGAAGAATTCGGAATCTTTAAAAGCAATAGCTCCTTCTTTAATCGCAGAGCCTATCTTTTTAAATATTTCAGCAGCTTTTTCTAATGGTTTTGTTTCGGCAATCCAATCTTTTACCGCGTTAACCGCTTTCTTTATATACGGAGCGATCTTCTTGAACACCTCAGTAAAATCTAATACTCCATCTAACCAGTCGCGGAACTTAACTATCGCATCACCAACAAAAGCTGTGAGGTCTAATAGATTCAAATCGAAGGCCCCGAGAAGCTGGGTTAGTATTTTAAAAGCAATTTTAAGCGGACCACCAACAATGGTAGCTACTATGTCAAAAATAGCGAATATACCTTTGAATGTTCGTTTTAACTTCTCGCCATTTTCATTGAGCTTTCCAGTTTCACTATCTGTTAACAGAAGCGATCTGGAGAATCTATGAAACGCGGCTATTAAGTCGAAAAGTTTATCCGCGATTTTTTGTATCATCGACTCTTTTTCGGGATTGAATATTTCCTGCCATGCCGTCGACATAGCCTTAAATACTCCGCTAAGACTTTTTCCTAGATTGGCAAAACTCTCAACTAATAACCATCGACCGTCGATTTTATCAATATTTGCAAGAAATTCAGAGATCGGCATACCTAATTTTTTAGCGGTCTTTTCTAATTCTCTGAATGCCTTTATTTGTTCTTTTGTGTAACCCAACTCTAATAGTTGAGCATCGGTTAATTTACAAAGATCAGCAATACGATCGGCGTCGGCTTTTGATAACTTTTTCTGGGTTTCGGCCGATTTCTCCTGGGATTTATTCAGTCCATCCTGCGCTTCTTTATAATTGGTAGCGTGTCGAGTACTATCACCCAAACGTTCGTTAACCAAGTTTTGAGCATGAGCCCAGTCGTAACCAGCTTTGGTTAAATCTTGCCAACGAGTAGGTGCATTACCCCATTTGCCAGCGATAATTTCATCGACTATTGTGTTGTAATCTTTTAGCGCACCTTTCGCCGTATCGATAGCGTTTTTAACCGGATTTACAACCCCTTGTATCTTTTCGCCTAGACTGCTGAAACCTCTACCTAAAGCGCTATCCAGTATAGCGTTTCGGATATCAGCCATTTTAGTGATTATTCCGCTGATGAAGTTCGTTAATCTAGTCCACATGACTTTAGCAGCATCTAGATCACCAAATATAATCTGCCAGGTATCTTTCCATCCAGTACCTGCGGTCGCTTTAAGTGAATCCATCATCATACTGAAAGTCTTGATATCCTGAGCTGCGGCGTATGCTTTTTCGCCTATTTTGGTGGTCTCGTCGCCGTAGTCCCCAAATACTTTCATCATTACGTCGGTCGTAGCCCATTGCTCTTGTAGACCGTCAATAAATAGCTGTTGTAATGTAAACGTTTTACCGCCAGCTTCATATAAATCGTCACCGGCTTTAGTTAGTGTACCGGCGGCGATCGCGGCGTCTACCATCTGGTTTTTCCATTCCATGGTAGCAATACCGGCGTTATTGATAGAGTTATAGTCCATACGAGTTAAATAACCCGTACCAATTGCTTGACCTAAATTATAAAAGGCTATGGACGCTTTCCCAGCATCACCACCAGCAAGAGCAGTCGCGTTAGCGATACCAATCATTGCTTTGGTGGCATTTTCCAACTCAACGCCTGCGTTTGTAAACTTAGGTAGGTTGTTTAGCATATCTGCGGTACTATAAACAGTCTTATCCGCATATTCGTCAAGCTTTTTCAACTCTTTTTCAACTTCTTTAGCTGTCTTACCAGTACCAGCCATAGTTGTCTGAATAGCGTTCAGTGTCATTTCATATTCGCTGAAACCGTCTTTTACCGGGGCGATCGTTAATGACGAAACTAACTGTTTACCCGCGTTCACTGCTGAGTTAGCTATATTAGCTAGGGCGGTTACACCTACGACATCCAGAGCCGAGAACCTAGCACGAACTGTTTCTACATTAGACGCCAACCCTTTCATATCGACTTTCTTAGCCGCAGCATTTACCTCTTCGAAACCCTTAGAAGCGCCTTTTAAATTCAATTTTTGTTTGAGTTTATCAAGTGTACTCATAGATTGTGCGACGTTTGATTCAAATCGCTTATTATCAAACTGTAGCGACACTACTCTTTCGTCGACCTGTTTGCTCATAGTTTAGTAACCTCCCTCCACGCATTATTTGCAATATCATTAAAAATAGGTTGTATAGCAGGATTAATATAATCTCTCCCTTCTACCCAACCGCCTGTTCCTGTTCCGTGTCCATACTGTATGATTACAGCAATCGGAACTCCATTTTGAATATTTGAGTTACAGAATGAAATCTTAGCTGATCCATTCTGGTTTTCTATTTTGTAATACCAAGATCCCGCTGTTAAACCAGAGTCAACTGGTGTAGCAGAGGAGAGGGCGGCTACCCCTTCTTTACCATACTTTTCAAGAACTGACACAATGCTATTATTAACATTCATCATCTTTTTCAAAAAGTTTGAGGTTTTGGAGAAGTCGCCCTTGTGTGTGAAACTAATCATTACAAACTCCCCTTTTGGAGTTTAATTACTTTTTAAGTAAAGCATTTACTCTCTTTTGTACTTCGGAATAATTGTACCCGGCGGCTTTAATACGCTTCTTACGATCAGCACCGTTACCCCATTTACCAGCTAACACTTCCTTAGCAATTTCATCTACGGATTTCTTAGCGGGAGCTGGAGTTACTTTCTTTCCGAGTAGCTCATTTACTTTTGCTCGCACTTCGGAATAATTGTAACCAGCGGCTGTTATGCGATTCTTACGATCATCGCCATTACCCCATTTACCAGCTAACACTTCCTTAGCAATTTCATCTACGGATTTCTTAGCAGAGGGAGTGATCACAGGCGCGCTCTTCTTTTTAAGACCGCAAAACTCAATAAGACCTTCTGCTACCGCTTTAGCATAAGCTGTTTGACCAGCATCGGAAGTAATCACCTTGTAATCGTTAGAACCATCCATGAAACCGCCTTCACAAAGAACCGCGGGAATAGTGTTCTGATTAATAACAGTATAAGCAGCCTTCTTAATGCCGCGACCTCTAAGACCAGTATTAGCTACTAATCGGTTATATATCATCGTCGCTAGCTGTGTATCTTTAGCTGTCGGATTTTTATCGGTATAAACCTCTACACCGGTGGCTGTGTTCCATTTACCGGTAAAAGCATTATGGTGAATGGATACAAATGCGGAAACACCAGCTGCCTTGTATTTAGCTACTCGACTAGAAAGGGATTCATCCGTAGCACCTTCGTCATTATCTGTGTGAATTATTTCACAATCGTAATCGGAAAGAATCACTACTACTTTATCTCTAACTCTGTCGTTCAGTGTCCATTCTTTTATACCGTCGGGTGTCTGTTTACCTGCCGTATTCAAACCGTGACCTGCGTCAAGTGCTATTTTTACCATATAAATATCCTCCTTTATCCTTTAGTATTAAATTGTTTTCTACGAGCAGCGTTTAAAGCTGCGTTTTGACTTAAAATATCTTTTTTACTCATTTTCTTAGGCGGAGCATTGTTAATACTAACCACTCGAATGAGTGTTATAAGTCTATTAAGATGCCATTTCTGACATGGGTCGAAAGGTATTTGCAAAGTCGTCATCCATCCATAAATTACCTCATTGGTGACTACTTCTTTTTTACTTTTTCCCTTTTTCTTTGATTTATCTTCTGAAAACCAAGTGGCCGTCATTGGTGCATTTATATAATCCACAACCTTCTGAATTATAGAATTTGGTATATGGTCATACACCTCTGGCGGCACATTCTGTGTTAATGTCATGCATCTGATATAATCCGTGCTTTCGTCATTAGTTAATTGATCATCAGATAAAAACGGTTTACACCACTTAGCTTCCCATTTTGAAAGAGAGACGAGAGAATGCTCTAATGTCAATGTCTGCTCTTTACTTACCGTGACAAATTCTTCTTTAGTTTCGTCATAGTACTCTGTAGCGGGTATTGTTATTTGAAGCATCTCTCAATCCTCCGTTGTGTTCATTCTTATTTACTAGCAGGCAGTGCTGCTTTGCCTTTGGGCATTTTATCAGCAACATTAGCAGGAATAACCGCATTTACGAAGTTGGCGGCCGCTATATCATCGGTCAAGAATTCGTTGATAATAGTATCAAAAGCCATAGTCTGAGAGAATTCAATCGAAAGTGATTTACCGTTTTCGTCAACTTTCATAAAGCGTTTACCGTCTGCTGATCTTACACCGTAAGATTTAAGTACAAGGTCCTTAATAAACTTAAAGATACCTTTGTTGCCGAGTTTTTCCATAATTATAGCAACTGCTTTATTTTCGTCGATTTCATCCGGGTTAGTTCCTACCGAATCGGATACGCCATCAGGAAAATCCATAGCCATTTCTATAAGTTCGGTTTTGGTGAGGTTAAAGTAAAGGTCCTCAACCTGGTTGTTTCCATCAAAGTCTACATAATTAACTGTCTTTTTTAACATGTTTTTATCTCCTTTTCAAATATATGTTTTTACATAAAAAAAATGGAGCTCCCGTATTTCAGAGAGCCCCGTGTGTTACGTTATGATTAGCCTGCTACAGCACCCATGAGGGTTGCGATTTCATCAGGCAGTGGAAGACGAGCTTCCTCGGATTCACTACCGTAAAGAACGGCTTCAAGTGCTGCGAGTTTCTCAGCATCGACCTTGGTTGAGTCAATGGTGATTAACGAGGTGGGTTTGAAACCACTAACAGCAACAGGAGTAGTTGTAAACTCCCAAGAAAGGGTCATTGCCTCAGGGCTATCGTTGATGCTAGAGTAAGCTCTCTCTGAGGGAGATGCTGTAGCACCATATACAAGATGGAGTTTATAACCCTTATCTACGCCATCCTCATCGTTACCGAGGGCTGTTCTATAGCTGAAGCCAAATGCGCTACGCTTCTGCTGACCGATAGATACACCGGGAACAAGTGACGCAGAACCATCGCATGCGTCGAATTCTTCGGGTGACATATATGCTTCGATAGTGCCACCAAATTCTTCATTAGAAATGAGGTTAAGATACTTAATATCATCGGCATAAAGTGCGGTGGCTTCTGCGCCAGAGGGGGACTCTGTTACAGCAGTAAGACCATTCCAAGCAACACCCTTCGGATAGGTGCCTTCGCTCTGTACATAAAGTACGCCATTTTTAACACCGGTTTCGAAAAAACGCTCACCGGTCTGATCCCAAACGAGTTTAGACATATGATTGTCCTCCTTTAATAATATAATGTAAATACATCGTGATGAAGATTGTCCGCTTTATAGTGTCGATCATGCTCGCAATATGGAAGCGCTAATAATTTATCGATTACCACACTTTCGGGATGCTTATCTATCACGACTAGTTCGTAAGGTTTAAGTAATATATAGGGTTTATCGTTAGCTATTAGTTTATCGATGCTCTTTCGAGAATATCGGATAGCTGGATAGCTCATGTTTACTGATGCGGGGGGATCGAAATACACATTACGACTTTCTATTAATTCTTCTAAGAAAGTTTGCAGAGATGGTCTGCTAGCCATTATAAACGCCCCCCACAGTCAGTATTAGTCTTGGGTACTGAACTTCGACATTAGTAATCTTCCATTTAGTACCCATAAACTCAACGTATTTCATGGAGTGAAAATTCTGGTACGCAAACGGGTCCGCGATGATACTAATTAGATTACTAATATTCAAATCGTCATTGGTGCTACTGGAATTAGTAGACCATCGGCTGGTATTTCTCGTGAGGTCACCCGCATAAGTACGCTCAGTAATCTCATCGTCCCAAATACCGGGTTCTGTCTCTACAGGTGTAGCATATCCAATGAGTCCGTAGAATTTTGCCATGTCAATTCACTCCATTTTGAATTATTTGATTAACCAGCAGCTGCTTCGTTTACGGGCTCTTCAAGAGCGATAGCTGCGTAGGGCTTAACAAGAGCGCCAGAAAGACGAGTCTCCATGAGATACTTATACTTGTTGAAGTCGATATCGAAATCTTCAAACTTAGTAATCTCGCCGCCCTTTGTTGAACCGAACTGATAGTCAGCAAGGTTTACAAAGATGCCGAGAAGCTTCTTCTCCTCGCCGCCTTCGGTTGTTCTGGTAAGACCAGCGAACTGCTCAATCTCATGGATCGAAGCAACGTTAAGAGCTCTTGCGAGGTCTGCCTTAGAATCGTAAATGCGACGGCCATTAAGGTCACGAGCAAGAAGCATTACGTTAACAAGGTGGGGCTCGCAGTAGAAGTCAGGCTGACCGCTACCCTTGAATGTCTCACGAGCATAGAGAGCTGCTGTTATTACCGCCTCAGCATAGATGTAGTTCTCACCGAAGTTAGCAGAAGTGTTAGAGCCCTGGAGTTCCTTCTTAGCAGCAGCGATGTCTACATCCTTGTGAATTGTGTAAAGCTCATCGTCGTTCCAGATGGAACGGATATGAGTTTCCTTAATCTTATCGGGATCAGTATCTTCACGACCGTCACCTACGAGAACTGTACGAGCAAGAGTCTCATACATATTGCTCTTCATAAGATTCCAGATGTAATCAACGATACTAAAATCGGTGATATCAACGATATCGTCACGGTTGATTTCATCCTTAACGTAAATTGTCTGAGGATCGAACGAACGACCGAGCAACTTGATGTGGCCGGTAAGCTCCTTCTGCTCAGCCTTGGTGTAACCCTTAGCCTTCATTGCCTCGCGGATCTCGTTAGCACGAGCATCAGCATGACGAGTACGTACACGGCTGTAGGGGCTCTTATGAATCTTATTGATTACCTGCATAACCCAGCTCTGATCGGGTCCAAGGATATCAGGTGCGCCGGGATTGAGGAGCTTAAGATCGGGAAGAAGCTCTTCGAGTACTTCGGTATCACCGAGGTCTAAACCGTGAGCAAGCTTATCGCTGTTTTCTACATACTGCTTGAGGGCTCTTTTAAAGCTACCTACGTTAGAATTTTGTGCCATCTCCATGATAGCTTCCTGATCGGAATGTGTAAGAACGTTAACTTCCTTTACGCCTTCCTGGTCAAATACATTAGTTTTCATTGTGTTGTTTCCTCCTTCTGAATGTTCAACATTTTCGTCATTGTCGTTTTTATTTTCGTTTTCGTCGGTATCGGCATCTTCTTCTGATGCGATAGCCATACCCACCATCACATGTACAACATTTTTCTGCTTGTCAGACATATTGTTATATTCGTCTTGTATTTCTTCAAATGTCATTTCATCGTTAGGTTGGTCGTCTTTTGTAGTGTCTTCAGTTGTCGATTTCTCTTCTTCTTTGTCTGAGTGTTCGATATCTGATTCGCTACTTTCTGAAGTTTCAGATTTTTCTGATTTTTCTTCGGAATGATAGAGTGTGAGCGCGTTTTCATCGTAATTGATAATCATGCTTTCTTCGCTTTCATCGCCGTGAGCCATAACACAATCTATAAAAGCGCCAGGATTAGCGCCTGCTAATACGAGGCTAAGTTCACGAATAGTGCCGTGGATTACATCTTTACCAATCTGTTTAAGTTTATTAGCATAGATTGATAACGATCTCACGTCGCCATGTTTCACTAACTCTTTAGCATGTTGTCCGGCTTCGGTGTCATTGAATTTGCAATAGGCGTATACACCTTCATCTCGATTTTCCAGCAAGGCATGACCCAATACTGCTTCCTGATCACCATGGTTATGGTTCCAAACTAAAGGTACGGTCTTACCGTCATTCTCTTTGAATGCGTTCTGACGAATAGTTCGACCATCACCGCAGAGTAGATCGTTTCGGGTTGCCCAACCGCTAAAATCATAATTCTCCATTTTGAACTTCTCCTTCCTTAATTATTCTTCGTTATCGACGTAACTCTCAGTTGGTTCATCCTCTTCTGGTTTGTGAGGTGTACCGATTCCACCGTTAGACTGGTTTATGTTGCTATTGACAAGTTGGTCTGCTTTTGGATCTTTGGACGGTTTTCTACCAATGATCTGTCTAATCTCGTTTGAAGATAGAATCTCATTTCGAGTGAATGTGTCCGCGATATCAGCCAACTGTGTAACGGGAACCAGTTTAAACGGATCTCTAAAGAATACGATCGATTTCAACTGCGTTCTAGCAGTTTTAGTCAGAAACTTTCGTTTCATTTCGTCGACTACCGCCGAAACAATAGGTTCGATTGTTCTAGCATAGTAGTTCATCATGGTCTTTTCGTCTGCTGTACCATCCAATATCCCCTGAGTAATACCTAACTGGCTATAAAGCATACTCGTTAAGTATTCAATCTGTTTCATTAGATTGTTCTCAACAGGTCGATTAAGCTGTGTTATACGCTCTGTAGCGTCAGCATAAGCAATACCAAACTTAGAACCCGCTAGTTGATCTTCTACTGATTTACGTCGGTCTTCGGCTCTATTCTTCTGAGCTTCTGATCTAACGGCATAAGGTAACTGAATAATTAAATCCAATTTACCTGAACCACTTTGTTCATCTATGGCGTCAAGTATATTAAGCTTCTTAATTAGACGCTGCATAGTTGAGTTCTTTTCGTTGACCACCGCATACAAGGGATTTTCAACGATTGCCACCTGTTTCTTAGGTAGAATAACGTCCTCTCTGTTTCCGGTCTTCTCATTATAAAGTCGAACTGTAACAGTTTCGGGTTTCCATTCTACTATCTTGCCGGTTCTCATCGACGTGATATCATAAGAACTGGTGTCATTAGGATTGAGGTCTGTCTCAACCGGAACGATCGCTATACAACCTTCATCTAACAAAGACATATATATATCTTGTTTAAATGCTCTACCTGTCTGGTCAAGGTTTGCCGATAAATTAAGACAGTCGTTAAGTCCAGTTTTAAGCGTATTAACATAACGCCCCTCTTCATCGAGTTGGACATGTTCTATGTCAATAGCTGCCGCATCTATAGCGATTTGGTTGTATACCGCAGTTACGATTGATCGTTCGTTACCGCCTGTGAATCTAACTCGGTCCGGACGATAATATGAGAAATTACCACCTGGGTTATACCCATAGGTCGGATGATCTCTACTGTTGGTAAAAGCATTCCAGGCGTGCTGGAGTCTATCTCTTAAACCCATTTTGAATTATCACCGCCTTTAAAAGTATGTAATATTGTTTTTAACCGCTTTAGCATATGCCGATGGATTGTGTTGTAGCGGTATAAAATGCATAGGTATTTTAAGCATCTTGTCGACGGCTATTAAACCACCAAGCCATTCACCATTTGTTTTGATGTCATATTCGGGAGGTATGATGTTAAACACAAAATAATTATCGTAGTCTACTACATTTATTAAAGTATAGTTTGGGTACGTTTCGCGTATAATGTTTACCGCTTCTTCTAATTTCATATTTAATTCGCCTCCACGCATTTAAGTATTTCTTTTTGCATCTCTAGATTGTCGGTTCGTGTTATAGATATTCTAGACACAGAATCTACTACGTCCTCTATATTGTAAATTCTGTTAGTTTGACAATCTCTAATTTGCACTTTACCCTTTTTATCAACCTCATATACCATAGAATGAGCGCCGCCACTATCCCATTCGACACAAAAAGCGCCTCTGGTATTTTTGCCGCTATGTTTTAATATAGCGTTTTTAACAGTGTCGGGTTCGTATGATATATCTTTTTGATACTTAAATTTTAGACCGATCTTGTTTAATACGCCTTTTACACGGTCTCGTTCGCCATCTTCATTAAGCCATATTCGGTCGGCATTTTTGTATATAATGTTATCGTAATCTTTTTGTGCCCCGATATAGCTATCTTTGCTTTTATACTCAGCAGCCTGTACGTCATAGCCTCTACAACGCAATTCATATGCTATAGTACAATTTGCACAGTTTGAACTTCGACTATCGTCGTATGCGCTATAATCTTCGTTGATCTCAGCCATGTCTTCCGAAGCCGCATAACTTTTGTCGTAGGGTATTTTAGGGACTTTCTTCATGAAATCGGGTTCGTTCTTCTGATATTTCTGACGAACTAAATACCGCTCGTATTCCTCATCGCTATAAAAGTATTTATATTTACCATTAGGAAGCGTTATCCTCTGAGTATACTTAACTTTCATTTCGGCCTTATTTCGGTTACTTTTTGTTTTTCCAAAGATTACTTCATCAACAAATTGTTTACCTTTATCCACGGTTGTACTAATTTGTTTTTTAGACTTTTTAAATAGACCTTCTATGTTTTTAAAAACCTTATTAAAGAACTTAGAAACCGAATTCTTTTTGGACTTACTGTCTTTTTTGGTAGAATCCTTACCAGCCAAATAGTTTCGATATTCTTCTTTAGTATAGAAGTATCGGTATTTATTATTACCTATCGGGACTTTGGCAATATATTTATGTCTCTTTTTACTGGCGTGATAAAGTTCGCCGTTGTAATAGATATAGTCGGCCAAGCCTTATCACCTCCTTAATCAAAAGCGTCTTTATTAAGTTTATAAGCAACATAAGCGTCCATCATAGCTGCTACAGCGTCGATCTTCTGCTCGTGTCGTCTCTTATATAGTTTCCTATTACCGTTTGTATCTTCGAGAGTAATACAGTTACCCATAGCGAAACACATAAGCTCCTCGTCGAATCGTAGTTTTCTCTCTTCTGAAAGCTTCTTTAATTCACCCAAAGGAACCGATTCAGTTTTAGCGCCCTGTATAACTTTCTCAACGCCAAACTCGCCGTTCTCTTGAATGTACCTCTCGACGAACTCTCGTGCGTTATAAGGGTCGAAGCCGAAGCATCGAACATCATACTCACACTGAATAATATGGTTATCTAAATCGTCATAAACTTCCATCATGTCGAGAACGGTGCCCTCAAGAACTATTAAACTACCCTCATCCATAAACTGGTCGTATTTGATTCGCATAGCTGCGGGTAATTTCATCAACGTTGAGGAAGAGATATAGTTTCGGGTTTTTATACCGAAGTCACCATTAGGTAATGGGAATAGGAATGTGAATGAACAAAAGTCGTCGCCTTGAGAAAGGTCGGCTCCTAATGCACATGGCATGTGCCAATAGTCTCGTTTCCTGTGAGGGAGAGTTTCTTCGTAAGTGAAGTAGTAGGTATAGCCCTCCATCGGGATTCCGAAACGTTTTGCTAGAATATCGTTTCTAGCCGCCGGAGCTTTTTCAGCTCTTTCTACGTCCAATTGATAAGTTTCATAGCTTACTGTTTTACCGATGTTCGGATTAGCTTTAATCCACATCTCAGGATCTGAAACTTCGTCAATAGAATCCAGTTTATACCACCAGATTGAAACGTGCGGGTTGAGATATTCACCTTTAAGGATGTCGGATAACTCCATTTTGATTGTATCGCCGCTGCCGTTACGAACAGTACCTTCTGAACTGATCGCGACTATGAGATAGTCATCGTTCTTAGAAGCACCTTGTTCTATAGCGCCGATAACGTCTTCTCTGATATCGCCAGAAAGCCATTCATCGACGGTAGCAACTTTAACTCGTAGACCCTGGAGTTTATCAATACTCATCGGTCTGATTTCCAAAAGAGAGCCAGTTAAGAAGTTCTCAATTCCTTTCTTAGTGGATGCTAATTTACAGCGATTTGCCTTAGATCCGGTAGTGTTCTGCATAGAACCCTCAGTAAAGAATTTAAATAGAGGACCTCTTGCTCTGGTAATGGCTGTCCTAATTGGGGACAACACCTCTTCTGCTTGTTTCATTGTCGGAGCTGTAGTAATCTGATGTGTAGTTGCGGTGTCAATATTCAAGAAAAAGTTTTGAAGACAAGAACCATACATAGATTTAGCAGCGCCTCTGGCTACGATCAAATATTGCTTAGTAACCAGGCGTTTCTTTATTCTTTTGGTGACATATCGTCCGCCGTGTCCTTCTTTGTTAGGCTCGTATACGCTTCGTTCCACAAAGTAATACCAGCCAAAGATTTGTTCGGCCCATAGTTTAAATGAATCTAGTAGATGTAAATCTTCACCGTCGGTCAAAGTAAGTTCTTCCTCGCAATAACGAACAAAACCCTCGACTGCTTGGTCATCATACCAAATGCCGGGGTTTGCTATTAGATCATCTATTCGATTCATCTCCATAGAGATTTCTCTACATACTGGAATTTCTCCTCGCATTACGGCATCTCGAAACTGACCGTAATAGATGGGAGTGGCCGTGTTCGATAGTGCCATACGTGCTCACCTACTTGTCTTTTTGACCCTTCTTAGGATTAATTATTGCATCGTCGCCAAACACATCTTTGAACATTTTGTTAACCGCCGTACCCATTACATAGGTCGAGAGCTGTGTGGCAACATTCTTACCGGAATTAGTCAATACCTCTTTTACGAATTTTTTACCTTCCGAATCAGGTTTGACTTGACTCTTCGCAAGCTCTTTATAACGCTTCTCCAAGTCGAGTCTAGCAATTCTTTCTCTAAGCTCGGCATCAGAAAGATCCTTTACCGTTCTTTTTTTAGGTTGTGATGATTCGGTTTTGGCGGTCTTTTTATCATCATTTGTAGAACTCTTTTTAGAGCTCAATCTAGACCCACCTGAGGACGGCTTCGAACGCCTTACGCCCCATTTCATTCCTAGTACACCATAATGTTTGAGTTCGTTATTATTCATTTCATCACCTCTTTTATTCTGTTTCTACAGCCATAAGAAGTCGCCATTCTATTTCACTAAGGATTCGATTGACGCTTTCAATATATGCTGAACTAAGTGATGAGGAATCGAAAAGCAGTTTCACCTTCAGATGTACATACGACTTTACAGATTCAAGCTTGGCTGTGTCCGGAATAAAGTCGGACCAGGTAGAGGTATCATCCTCTATCACAAATCCTTCTGATGGACCCACACCAAGCTGGGTTAAAAACGATAAAGCAGTGTTTATACACATGATAATGTCGGGATCAAAGTGATCATACTCTTCTGCGATTCCCAGCAATTTCTTAATTGATGTGAGTATGCTTTCCATTTTGAATCTCCTTACTTCTTAACGGTTATATACTTCTTCATACAGAAACCGTGGATTTTACCTTTACCAGGTATTTGTACCTGAATGTCGTAGAAACCGCCAGAAGTCTTAGTGGTATGCATCTCTACCTCTGTACCTTTGGTTATTACCTCAAGTACCGGAGCTTCTTTCATAGGCTGTACGCGAACGTTTAGCCTATCGCAATTATCAACCACGCCATAAAATACCTTGATCTCTGGTATCTTATCTTCAACCACGGGTTCAGTTGTAGCTACGGTCTCTTCTACTGTTTCTACCATTTCTGATTCAACATTTGCTTTAGCAGCTTCTGTCGAAATCTTATTGTAGTTTTTCTTAGACATTGTATTGCCTCCTTTGTTAGTGTCGCCAAGGACACATATCGTTTTTTCTTCTTTCAATCGGTGCGGTAATCAATAGACTACTATCACCGTAATGAATAGCATCATGAGTATTCTTGATTGTACATATCAAGTACTCGGGATTGAGTAGCCAGGCACTTCTACGTAAAATGTCTTCTGCTCGGATTGGGTTCATGTGATGAACCAAGATTTTGACTCCTTCTGGAATCTGTCGATCTTCTATCGCTAGGTCACAAGCCCCATCACGAACTATGACAAAGTCTCGAACCGCTAACCATTCTTTAGATTTATAGAATACTTGGTTTAAATATCGGTCGAATCCGAAGGTTTCCTCTCCGACAACACCGCCTAAACGTAAATATTCATAGCGTTCTTCGAATGTGGGTAAAGTGATTAACTCGGAATATGTTCTAATAATCATCTTCGTCAGGTTCACCTCTACCGCTGTAAGATGCAAACGCTTTCAAAGCAGCTTTATAAAGTTCGTCAGAGGTTTCTTGCTTCTTGATCGACTCCGCTTTAGCTGCTATCATTTCTGTTTCGCGTTGTAGCTTAACCTTTTCAAGCTGTGCTTTCTCTGTTCCTAGCTTTAGAAAGTGCGTAGTCTCCTGAGATGAAGCAGTGCCGTCAATCAATCGTTGTCTGACCAAGTCCATGGCCAAAGAAATCATCTGACTTTCGTTTGCTTCAGGAGAAATAGCTGGTCGCATAGGTCTAGAAGAGCCAGTAGGATTGTTTTGTTTAGCTTTAGCCATAGTTACCGCCTCCTCTCATGTTGTTCTATACATCTTTTCATCAACATTTCAGGTCCTTTTGCTAATTATTGGGTAGGTTTATGTGTAGTGTTTAACAAGACTCACAAAGCTAATGGGCCGCGCGGAGTCGCGTTTACTGAAAGGAGAAAAGATGTAAAGAAAAACCTATCACCCACTGGCCTTATGAGCCTTACTAAACACTACGCAGAAAAACCTAAACTGCAATTTTGAAAAAATCCCCCGGAGAATTTTTAAAG